GAAGCGTTTTGAACGTGTCGCCGGGTTGCATCTTGCGCTTGCCGAACGGGCATTTGATTTCAACGCCGCCGACAAGCCCTACAAGGCCGTCCGGGCTGCACCCGGCCCAATCCTCCCGCGTGACAAAGCCAACGGCCTCGACCGCGTTTCCGCTTTCCATCTGGTATTCCACCAGCGCGCCATTTTCGTTGCGGACGCCGTATTCGGTGGCGATGTTGCCGGTGAACTCCGGCTCCGCGCCGTGCCAGTCGCGCACCATGCGGCGCATCACGCTGTTGCGGTCGCCGTTTGGGCTGTTGCCCAAGATCGCACCAACTGCCGACGCCGTGATTCGCCCCTTGCGTGCCTCAAACCATTCTTCGCTGCGTTGTTCCATACCGCTTCCCTAAAGTGGCATCCCGTTGTCGTCATACGCGGGCGGCTCTGCAATGCCCAACATGTAGAGAAACCGCGCCAAGCTTGTTGGCAAGGCGCGTCTGTCGTTGTCATTTGTCACGCTTTGCTTTTCCTTTAAAAACCGGGCTTTTTTCCCCAGTCCTAGACTTGCAATACGAAACAAAGCCAGGCGCGTTTAAGTTTTCTTTTTGCGTTCCCCACTTTAAATTTTCTGGCCTGTTGTCTGTCGCGTCCTCGTTTATGTGCAGCACAATATTTTTTTCTTTGCTTGGAGGCCCGTGGAAAGCCTCACAAACAAGCCTATGCACTTTGTAGTTTTTGCCTTTGTGCAAAATTCCAAAATATTCATGTCTTGCAGTTTTGGATGCGCGGCGTTTTGTTCCGCGCACCCACTTTGTTTTGTATTCTCTGACGCCGCCATTCGGCATTTCAGCAAATAAATTTGGCAACTTTATCATGCCATCTTCTCTTGCAAGAGCGCCGGGGATGCTTTCTATTTTTCGAGTTTTCATAAAGGCATCAATGCGTAAGATATGACACCGTTTCAACTCTAAAAAGGCAAATCGTCATCGTCAATCGGTCGATGATCTACGTAGCCTTGCGCCTTGGGCCGCTGAACCGAAGGCTTCGCCTCTTTCACGTCGATCCCCTTGGATTTCGGCGCTACGGCGCTGATCCAGTTACCCCGGATCGTCTCGCCAGTCTCGTTGTCGTCGATTGACCATTCCATGCACTTGATGACCATCGGCTTGTTGGTCAGGCATTGCGTCAGGGTTTCGTCCGTGGGCATGCCCGGCTTGCGCGTCAGCTTGCCGCCCGCGTTCGCGTCGATTGCCGCCATCATCCGGCGCGCCTTGTCGCGCTTCTTCGCGGCCTTGGCCTCGTCCTTCGAAGACGGATCATCGTCCAGCACCCACAGCTTCTGGAACACCTTGCGATTCTTGTATGCGTCCGGTGACAGGACAGACCAGCGCAGCGACACATATTTCGCGCCGTTCTTTTCGTCCCACTTGGCTTCGTCGATCATCGCCAGCACCGACGACCCGTCCGGGATCGTCCTGCCCGATGGGATTTCGTATTCTTCGGACGCGCTCTCTGCGGCGTTGCCGCCGTCGCTCAAGTCCCAGAAACTCATGCCGCTTCTCCTTCTTCACGATCTTCGCCGGGTTCACGCGGCGCGTTGTAGCCCTTCAAGGCCGGGATGACCGCCGCAAGCGGGTTCGTGCCGTTCGGGCACTCAAGCGGCTCGGTGATGTTGTAGCGGTTCTTCGACACGTTCGACGCGCTCGCATGGCAGATCAACAGCCGGTCGCCCGTGCTGATGGCCTTTTTGCGCTCGCCGTCCTCACCCTTGGTGAACGTCTCCAACCGCAACATGGCCACCACGTCCACATCGTCCACATACGGCGCGAGGCTGTGCTTTGGGTTCAAGCGCAGGGTGTAGCGCATGTAATCGTCGCTGTCGGGAAGCCGCAGCGTTTCCGTGTCAGCGTGGGCGATAAACACCACGTTCATTCCCTTGCGCTCGTTCAGCAACCCAGCCGCCTTGCGCACCCGCTGATGCGACGCCGCAAGGGCCGTATATCCCCCGCCATAGCCCCCGTTCGCTTGGTTCATACTTGCGGCCTTTGGGTTTTTTTCCAGAACCTCCGCCGTGAACAGCCGTTCCAGCGCGGTCACGCTGTCAATCACGACCGTCTGATAATCGTGATCCTCCTGCAAAAGCGCGATCAACTGATCCCACAACTGCTTCACCGCGTCCTGCGCCTTGCCCCCGCCGATCAGCGGAAACGCATCCGGGCGGCTCGCATCCGGGATGGATTGCAACCCGTCCTCCGCACGAATGAAAATTGGCTTCGGAAACGCCGCCGCAAGGCTGGTTTTTCCCATGCCGCTGTCGCCGCAGATCGTCACGATAGGCGCGCGATCCTTCGGGCGTTCAACGGTCGATAACAGACCTGTCATGTTGTTCCTTTCCGTGTGGCCACTGGCCCTGCGCGGCGGGTTCGCGCTCCATTGCCCCGCTAGGCTTGACAGTAGGCTATGCTTGCGCGCATGGTCAATAGGCATTTTCACACACGAAGCGCAGCATGTTGACACTTGACCAGATACAGTTTCGCTTGCAGGATCGGCGCATAGATGCTGTGTCAGAAGCGACCGGCGTTCACCGAAACACCATTGCGGGCATCCGCTCCGGGCGCATCGCAAACCCGCGCTACAACACCGTCAAGGCGCTGTCCGACTATCTGACCGGCGGTGCTAACGATGCATCGTGATTTCATCGAGGCGGGCTATCGGGTGTTTCCGCTTTGGTCATTCCGGGGTGAAACATGCGAGTGTGACAATCCCCATTGCGCCGCGCCGGGCAAGCACCCCCGCGCCGCGAACTGGCAGAATACGCCGGAATGGGATGACGACCAGGTGGACGCGATGGAGGCCGCTGGGCACTTTGCAAGCGGCTATGGCGTTCTCTGCCGTGGCCTGTTGGTTGTGGACGTGGACGCGCGCAATGGTGGGCTGGAGAGCTTCGCCAAGTTGTGCGCGGTCGTCCCCGCCGTGTCGGGTGCTGGCATGGTGGTCAACACCGGGTCCGGTGGCGGATCGCGGCATATGTATTTTACCGGACCACCGGAGGGCGTGGCGCTGTTGCAGCATCACTCGGATTACCCCGGCCTTGACTTCAAGACATCTGGTTTCGTTGTCGGTCCCGGCTCCCGCCATGCCAGCGGGGCGCGTTACGAATTGGCGCTAGGCTCGCCCGATGACATTGACGCGTCTCCGCCGGAGATGCTCGACATACTGCGCCGCCCAGATCGTCACCGGGCCGAATTTGACGGGCGCACGGTGGACGTGTCACACGGCGACATCGGCGATATGCTGGCCGTGATTGATCCAGATTGCGACTATGACACGTGGATACGCATCGGCATGGCGGTTCACCACGCCACAGGCGGCACTGGTCAATCCGTATGGGACGAGTGGTCGGCGCGCGGCGAAAAATACGACGCGAAAACAATGGACAGTCATTGGCACAGTTTCGGGCGCTGCGCCAATCCGGTCACGCTCGGAACGCTTGTGCATCATGCCGAAGCGGCGGGTTGGCAAATGCCGGTAACGTTCACTCCGGAACAGTCTCACATCCAGTTTGACGAAGCCGGCTTGCCCCCCGAAGGCCGCGCGGACGGTCTGCCGTTTGATATTTCCGGAGTTGATTTGACCGCTCCACCGGGGTTTGTCGGGACGGTTGCCAAGTGGATTGAGGACCAGTCACGCCGTCCGCGCCGCAGGATCGCCGTGGCGGGTGCGCTGATAGCGATGGGGAACGTCGCGGGCCTGCGCTACACCGACGACAAGGATGGCGTGACGGCAAACCTGTTTGCGTTCTGCGTGGCGGGATCACGGACCGGCAAGGAAGCCATTCAACAGGCGGTCGCGCAGATACACCGCGCGGTAGGCCTGGCAGGAGCGACCCACGGCGCGATCAAGTCGGAGCAGGAAATTGTCCGCAATTTGACTCGGCATCAAGCGGCGCTGTATGTGATCGACGAGATCGGCATATTTTTGCAGAAGGTCAAGAACGCACAAACCAAGGGCGGGGCGCTGTATCTTGATGGCGTGATCGGGATGCTGATGGCGGCGTATTCCAAGGCCGACGGGTTTATGCTGTTGACCGGAGATGCCAAGGACGACTTGCGGGCCGTGATGATGAAGGAAGCGGCGGGGCTTCAAAAGAAGATCGACGACGGCGCTCCCGGTCCATACGAACCCCGCAGGCTTGCACAGATACAGACCGCTCTGGACGGGCTGGATCACGGGTTGGAGCGGCCTTTCCTGTCTCTGATCGGGTTTACCACGCCGGTGACGTTTGATGAGTTGGTTGACTACCAGAG